AACGCATTGCGAAGATGAGGCCAGTTGGGCCAGTCATTGGCTGAACGCCGCAGATGTCGTAAGCAATTAGGTTTGGCATTGCACGACGAACTAGTGAAATAAGAACTGGATCGAAAGTATCGATACCACCAGTACCCTGAGTGGAGCTTGAAGCGCCCATTAGGTTAGCTGGAACTAGTGAACTTGTTTCAGTTAGTGTCTGATAGTCACCATGTGCTGCTGATTCACGGAGAGCCTTCTCTGTGTTCTCAAGCATAACTGCAGTGACTGAACGGCGGTGCTGGTCCTTAATGGCGCCAAGAGCGTCATGGTCTAGGACTGGAGCCCACTTATTTTGAATTTCCTCAGCTAGATACATTTAGGTTTTCCTTTCTTAGAAATACACTTTATCTTATTTATAATATATTACTTTTTAACTGTTCTGGAGATAGCTTCTAGATAGCGTCCAACTGTTGGATCGACATTCTTAGATACTGCTACTTCTCCTTCAAACGTTTCTTCTTCAATTGAAGAACTTGAAGTTGCTTCATTCTTAAAGTAGTTTTCCTTGACAATCATTAGTTTCTTTGCATAAACGTCTAGATCGCCGTCGAATTCAATTCCTTCAACTAGGGCAGAAAACTTTTCCTGCTGTGTCAATGCTAGATCGGAAGCAAGGCTTTCAACAATGCCCTGTCTTTCGTTCTCAACAACAAAGTTTTTTAGCTCAACGTTTTCGGAAATTGCTTCGTCAAGTTTAGATTCTAGAGCCTCAACCTTTTCAGCCATTGCTTCTAGAACATCAACCTTCTCCTCTGGAACACTAATATAGTGCTCAGCGAATAGGTTCTTCAATCCTTCCATGAACTCTTCTGCAAGTTCATTGCGTAGGGTTGATTCGATTGCTACTTCGTTTTCCTTCATCCAGTTCTCAACAACATAATCAAGATAAGTGTCGAGCTTTGATGTTAGTTCTTCATTGAATAGAGAAATTTCTTCCTGTAGCTTTGTTTCATATTCTTCTTCTAGACGAGCCTGTTCAGCAATTAGTCTAGCAGAAACAGCTGCTTCGAATAGTGTAGCAACGTTGTCTTTGAATTCTTCTGATAGATCCTGACCATTGAACATTTCTTCAATGTCTTCCTTGACGTTTAGCTTTGGCATAGCATCACGTGTCTTTGGAGCTGACTTGCCAGTAGCATCAGATGGCTTCATATCTAGTGAAGACTGATTGTGGCCAGACTTATCACCAACGCCCCAATCCTTACCAGGACCGAACTGTGACTGAACTTGATTGAAAAAGTTAACAAGGTCAGACTTGCCCATGCCAGCCATTACATTCATAACGCCATGCATAGCGCCGAGCTTTGACATTGGATCTGAATGACGTGCTGCTGGATGAAGTGATGAACCAGCTAGAGTTTCCTCATCAACTGTTTCTTCTTCCATCTTCTTACAAGAAGATTCTTTATCTTCTTCCTCGTCCTTATCTTCTTCCTCTTCATGCTTCTTCTTGCCCTTTACCTTGGCTTCTTCTAAAGCATTCTGAGCTTCAAGATCGAATTCTTCGTTTGCCATTGAATAGTCTCCTATTAAGTGAAATTTAATGTATTTATAATAATTACGATTTTAGTGTTAGAGAAGAAAGATATGCTTCAAATATGGCAAGTTTCTTTTCTTCTAGTTGTGCTTTTGATAGCTTATGAACAGTCTTTTTAATTTCATGAAGTTTTTCTTCATGCCATGTGTTCTTGACTGGATCGTAAATCCATTCAACGTTTTCCATGATACCGTTTACGAAACACCCAGGACCGCTTGGATCAGAAACAATATCAACGGTTGATAATTTAAAGTCGCTCTGAACAACCATGACACCATTCTGTTCTCTCAAAGAACCCATGCCACGTGTAGAAACTCCTAACTGTCCGCCTGATTCTAGGAGACCTCTAGCAATTTCACCCATTGGTGTTGATGTAATTTTAGCCTTACCATTAACAAAATTACCATCCCATGACAATTCAGTTATAATATGAGATACACGATCAAGATTGATAGTTGGCCCAGCAGGATGATTTAACTCACCGAAAGCTCTTTTGGCGTTAACAACTTCACGAAGATATCTACTAACTTCGGTTTCTAGAATGTTCTTTTTGTACAATCTACCGTTTTTGTTTTTTTCTTCGGCTGTCATGAAGCGGCCAGTAATATAATGGCTTCTTTTACCGTCTTCATTTCTCTCAGTAATATAATGAGTATCTTCGTTTAATTCGGCGATGAGTTTCATCTCTTATCCTCTGTATGCTACTGGTGTTGCTAGCAGACCAGTGCCTTGAAGTGTGTCTGTTAAATCTTTAACAACAAAGATTGGTGCTGTATTAGTAACAGTTGTGTTAGCATATACAGTGCCATTAGCATAAGCAATATTAAGAACAGCAGCAGTGGTTGGGTTTACAACCCTACAAAGATTTGCTGTGTTTCCAAAATTGTTTGCTGATGAAATTGATCTTTCAGCGCCAAGTAGTTTAATAAACATTATAGAGTCCCCACATCTAGTCTACCAGTAGAACCTAGAGTTCCGCTAGTATATTCAGTATTAGTAGCACCACCTGATTCTGACTGACCGTGCATTTTCCATGCCTTGGCATAAAGAACCTGTGTTCCTTTTTCTTTACCGTATTCTTTAACAAAGCGTTCTTTGTTTGCCTTGATCCACTTTTCAATCTTTGGATTTGGTGGAGCTACTTCATTGACAGTTTCAATTTCTTCTGCCATTTTCTTACCAGTAACTTTTGCTCTACCAACTGAAGTGCCGTGTTCGCCGCCTTCAATTTCACGTTTTGCTAAACCAGCAGAAAACTTACGAGCGCCACCAAACATCTGTCCAGTGCTCTTTAATTCATTATACTGTTTCTTACCAGGTTTTAGTTTAGTTACAGGAACCTTTGATGATTTAGCAATATCAGCTAATGCTTTAGTCATCTTCTTATGAGCTACGTCTTCAACACGACCTTCTGAAACTGACTTCTTATCAAGAAGAACTTTTTTGCCTTTATATCTTGGCTCTTGATCTGAACCAGATGGACAGGCAGACTCGCCGTGAACTTCGCACATCACACCTTCATTGGTGTGATTACAAGATGATTCATAAACATCATCTTTCTGAAACTTATATTTGGTAGTTTTGCTACCACCCTTCTTACCCTTGAAGGCAGCTTCTGCATCATAAGGATATTCGTGAGTTTCTGTGTCATGCTTTTTAATAAAAGCGACACCATCTTTAGCACCATCCCAGTTGTAAAGATTCTTATCGTCAATATCTGGCGGAGCAACTGTGCTTTTATGTACTCCGGCGAACTGGCCTTTACCGGCAATATCTCTAAGTTTCTTCGCCATTATCCTCTTCCTCTGAGTTGTCTATTTCTTGTTCTTCAGCTTCTGGTTCATATCCATACATTTGCTGAGCAATAGCTACTTTTTTGTTTTCAATAGCTGTAGAAATACGATCAATGATTAAATCATTAAATGCTGATTCGAAATCTGTTGGTCTCTGCTCTATTGCAGAAATAACTAAGTCATCTAATTCATATTTATTAGTGTCAGTCATTTACATTCATCCTCTATTGTTGTGTCTGCGGTGCACCACCAGCCCTAACTTGTGAAGCTAGATCTGGATTTTTTGCAAGTATCTGCACTGCCGCTTTATATTTTGCTTCATCTGCCATAGTTCTATTTGCCTTTGGCATCTTTTTCATTTGATCAACAATAATCTGAGCGTTATGAACTTGTTGCATTTTTTGAGCTAGTTCTGGATCTTGACCTTGCGATCCTTCAACTCCAGGTTGTAATTGCTGATCTTGCACTTGTTGATTCATCATATCCTGCTGTTGGAGCATCTGCTCGTTCTGCAGAACCATAGGATTGACCCATCTATATTCGCCCTGCTCAGCAAGATTATTTTCGTTAGAAATTGCCTTATCATTTTTATCAATATCATCGTCTGATTGAAGAAGAACGTTTTTACGAACCCATTCATGTGAATAATATTTACCAATCATATCCTGAATATTTCTTGCTTGGTTAATACGACCTTCAAGAATTTCAGCATCTTTAAGTTCTGTAAAGTAGTTATCCTTAGCAAAGTCAAAACGGATATCGTCAACAATTGCATTCCAATCCTCAAGATTAGTAACACCTTTGAGAATTAGTTGCTTCTTTAACATTTCGAGGAATAGGTTTGAGAATCTTCCTCTTAAACGAATACAGAAACGATTGAACTTTAATTCGTCTCTAGTAATTTCTGTTGCTCTACCAACTGAGAATAGAGCATCTGAATTAAGTCTTGACACTGGAACATTAAGCGCCTGTAGAAACTTCTTTTGGAAGTATAGGACGTCGTCCATTTGTCCCAGTGTCTGGCCACCTGGTAGGGTAGTAACCTCCGTACCTCTACCACCTTCACGGCGTGGTAGCCAATAGTCTTCAAGCATCGTCATGAACTTACGATCGTCACGAATGTCGCCAGTCTGTGCGTCGTAAATCAAACGGTTCTTATGCTTAACCATAATGTCACGAACATACTGCTCTGCCTTCATCTTAGGAAGATTACCAACGTCAATATACCAAATACGACGTTCTGGTGCACGAGCAAGACGATAGATAACTAGAGCGTCTTCCAATGTTCTTAACTGATTAAGTGGCTTGATTGCTTTATGTAGATATGAGAGAACCATTGTTCCCTGATTGTCAGTAAGACCTGACACAATATGTAAAACTGAATCCTTAGCAATCTTTAGTCCTGTAGTAGATGGACCGACTGCTTTATTTCCGAAGTTGAAACCTTTGTCATTGAAAATGAAATATTCATTTACTGTTTTGGTAACAACTGCATCGCCTGGATTATTGGCTTGAATTTTTTTCTTTTGAACCTCACGGACTTTACGAATCTTACGTGGGTCAACGTAACGTATTTCTTTGATACCTGCTTTTGGGTCGTTATCATCAATGATAACATGATAATACAAACGACCGTCAATATACCAACGACGGTAAATTTCATAAGCGTATTTGTTAAACCCTAAAAGGTTCAAACAATGTTGGAACTCATCACGAATAATCTTTTTGATATTTTCATTGACTTTTAGCTGTTCAAGATTAATCTGAACAATATGTTCCTCATCAATTGAAATTGATTCATTAACGATTTCATCAACAGCAGCATCGCATTCTGGCTGTAATGACATCTCACGGTATTTTGTAACTAGCTCTGCTTCAGAACGTACTGTACCATCAAGATCAACATAGGTGCCAAAAGCACCACCTGCTGATACGACTACTGCACCGTCATCCGAGTCCTTTGGGGGAGCGAAAGACGGTAGCTCTGGTTCTGGTATCTTTTTTCTAAATTCGAAACCGAATAAATCCATTATTTATGTCTCCCTTTCACCCAACCTTCTGGAACTTCATTAGGATTAAAAGCTCTGTTTATTAGACCATTATTATAAACGTTTTTACCATACATATTATTCAATTCGCCTTTTTGTGAAACTTTTTTAATTTCAGACATTTTCTTTTTAACGTCTTCCCTCAAAGCTGGATTTGGATTTTTGTAACCACTTTCGAATAATTTTTTACGAGCGATTTTCATATTCAATTTATGTTGTTCTGATTTTGGACCACGTAATTTTTGTTTTGTTTTTTCAGAACGTTTTTTTCCAATATGAGTTAAAGTGCCTTTTAGTGCACATTCTGAATCGATTGATATGTTATCGGTTTTATTAATCCATTTATCATTTTTCACAACTTTCATTTTCTTTAAAACTTTTTCTTCCCAAAGACGAGCTTTATTTTCATCTCCAAAAGTTTTTCTTATTTGAATGATATCCGGATCGCCGTATAGATCAGCGAAAGTTTTTACATGTTTTGAAGAAGTAAAATATGTGACCCATAAATCTTCTGGACGACAGTTCTTACTAAATCGAACTCCGTAATAAAATTTATTAAATTTACTCCAGCCGATAAGATAGGTATATGCCATTTATTTCTCCAAAAGTTGGAGGGAGTTTTGACTCCCTCCATTCACATAGTTTAGTTTATTTAGATTACCGGACCAATGTCGGTTTGAGCTAGATATGGTGTTACCTTACCAGCTGTCTTGACAGAAGCATCTTCAACCACTGGTAGCCAGTAGTCATAAGCAAAGTTAACAGTGAACTCTTCAATAGCATTCTGTGTATCCCATCCAAGAGTTACACCGCTAATCTGAGTTGGGAAAGCACCAACTAGCTGATAAACACGAAGAACTTCTCCGTCCTTAGCAAACTGGGTTACATCAACAGCAAATGCCTTATACTGCTCAAAAGAGGCTTCAGGTAGACGAATGTTAGTCTGCATAGTGTTGATAGCATTCTGCCATGCTTCAAACATTGAACGTACAGAGAAATCTTCATCGTTCATTACTGTGATTGACCAATCAGCAAAAGATCTTTCGCCAGCAACTTTAATCTTACGACCGAAGTATGGTACTTCAATCTGAGAAATTGTTGACTCTGGAAGTTCTGCTGCTCTACAAGTGAACACTAGCTTTTTGAATGCTTCTGGGTTCAATGGCAGAGTAGGTGGTGGTGTTACTTGGACTTGGAAGAGGGAGGGGCGTGCACCCCCCCATGGTAGTCCGTTTACTTTAAAAGAGTTAATATTAAAAGCCATCTATTTTACTCCTAGAATATTTTATCTATTTATTAAAACTTACCGATAACTTCAGAGAACTGAACACCAGTTGGGACAGCAACGAAGTTAAGCTGGATAAAGTTAATGCTTCTAGCAGGTTTAATATAGATGTCTCCAACAAACTGATTGGTGTCAATAATTTGTGGAGTGTTATTAGTGTCGTCACATACAACATAGAAGTCCGTAATACCACGACGTCCCTTGATGGTGCGTAGGTATGGTGTTACAAGATTTCTAAACTGTGCTCTAGTGAAAGCATCATTGAACTCGAATAGCTGATATTTCGCAGCAGTAGCAATTGCCTTCTCAAGAACAATAAACAATCTGCGAACGTTAATACGATCGAATGCAGATGGCTTATCCTGAAGTGTCTTATCTCCATAAAGAACAGTTCCCTGTCCTGGGAATGTTACAACAGGGTTGATGCCGTTGTTATAGAGAACGTCACGTTCAGCCTTGCGTGGGTTAAATGCTAGTTTCACAAGGTTCTTGATATGACCACGGTTGAAACCAGCTGGTGACCACCAAGCGTCATTTGTAGTATCTGTTCTTGCGCAGATACCAGCAATGTCACCATTTAGTGGGACCCAACGATAAACGTCATTGTAACGGTCATACTGATACTTATAACCTGAATCCATGATAGCATAAGAAGAACTGTTTAGAGCGCCTCTCCATGCCTTTAGATCCACAGCTTCATCGCCGACGTTATTAAGAACAGTTGATCTTT